TCGTCACCCTCTTTAACTTGCTCACTCTCGCCGTAGGCCCTAAGCGAGATAGGAGGCATCACTCCCGCTCGCATAACCGACAGGACATCTTTGCCAACGGCCGTTTCCACGACATTGCCAGCGATGTAGACCCAGCCGTCCGATTCGTCGAACCAGACGTCGTCCCACACCACCACAACTTCGCGGAGCATTGGCCGCTGATACTTGTCCCCCGGATGAGCATCCTCGCCGGTCAGGNNCGCTTCTTCCACCGCATCACGGAGCACAATCCGCCGATACCGCCTGCCATTGCGATTTACCACATCCGCTTCGGCTAATTTGGCCTCTACACGCGGCACACCTGGTTTCTTCTTGTTCTTGGCTTCAACCAGGCGCACTGCGCTTGCATACGTTTCTGTAAATTTGGAGCCGCGCTTGAGGCGCTGCTCTGACATAGGGGCTGGCTCTCCTCCCCCGCCCTGGCTGCCGGGCAACTGGTAGCCCAGCTCGATCACTTCCCAATCCTCACGAGGGGCAAACGTCACCTTGGCACCATCGCGCTGATAGGCGACCATGTAGAATTCGTCGATGGGCAGCTGGCTGCTGGACACCACGATGAATTCAGCAAAGGTGTCCTCAACGTTGAACCACTCGCCGCTTTCATAGTCCCAATTGCTGGGGAACGTCTTGTGAAATGCCCGCACAATGACGTGCCGGGTGTACTCGATGGAACCCTTTACCAATTCAGTTAGCGGGCTGCCCCGGTTAATACGCTTTTTCATGCCTCTCTCCTTGGCAGAAGATCAAAAAGAGCCAGACTTTTACTGTCTGGCTCTTAGGCTATGGCATGGACGCCAACGGGTTGTTGGTGCGTCGTATGTGGTTTTGGGAATTCGGGGTAACTAAATCGCTATTCTGCTACTCACCTTTTAGAATGAGCTTGATGGTTCGCGCCGCCCCCTGATTGACCGGAACGCCGCTGGTGCCGCTGCGGACTTTGATCCAACGGCCGATGCCGATCAGATCGTCAGACCCCAGAGCAATGGCACGAGAAGCGGCAGCAGTGATGGTGAATTCGGTTGCGGCCTTGTCGTACACATTATTGTAGGTGCCGGTTTCAGTAACGGCCGCTTGCAGCGTGAGGTTGGCTGCGGTCCAGGCATCGGGCATCACAACACCAACCAGGGTTTTGGTACCCAGATACACGGCCGCGCTGAGTGACGCGCCGTTGGGGATTACAACATCAATTACCGCATCGTTCATGATCCAATTCCTTTTTTAGAGTGACATATAGCGGCAGGGTAACGCACTGCCACCAACGGGCTATTGGTCAAATGGCCGCAGCAAGTCCCCGTCTCGGGTGGGGGACGGCCGTTGCTTACGGTAGTTTTACCCCACTGTTTGCTATCCTCAATTTGTAATAATACTTATCACCAAGCGCTCGCACCTTTTGGGGGTCCGATTTTCTGCCGACACCGTTGCATAAGGGAGACATATCATATATTAACTTTTCCTCATATCCCTTTCGTGCATCTTTTCCCGAAAGACGCACGGCTTCGTGCTGGCTCACATCATACAATTGGCACCACAGTTCTACATGCTGCTTGGGCAAACCCATTCCCTTTACAATATCTGCGGCGTCATACATATCTACTGTAATATTTTCTATCCCGGCAACCTCAATTGCTTCACTTAAGTTGCGGTTTGTTCTTTGCTTCCTAAAATGCTCCCAAACCCTTGATGGAGCATAGGTGCTTTCGCCAATATAAAGGATGTCCTCGCCGCATCTAAAAACATAAACGTAATAGTCGCCATCTGGATACGTGTCGTTTTTGATTTCTTCGTAATTGGTAGCAATCACTTTTGCTCTCTCCTGTTCCAGTTGTGATAATTGAGAAAAAAGGGCGAAACGGCCGTTTCGCACAAAGTATTAGGCGCGGCAGCTTCTCGCGGGTGGGGCGATCGTAACGATCTCGGGTCACAGAGATAAGCCAGTGTCTGTGGTTGTAACAACCACAGAGATGTCTGTTCGTGTAACACGAACGGACATCTCAACCATCCGTGTTAGGCGTACAGTTAGCCTCGTCCTCCGGGTCGTCTCGCTTTGGTTTCCCTAGTACCTCTGGCGCGAGTCGGCAGATCGTGACGAGTCCGTCGCTCGGATCGATGCCTAGGCGCTCGCGGAGATGTTTTTCGCTCCACTGGAGGTAATCTTCCTTCTCGCGACGCCAACGCGCCCTTGCCTCCAGAAACCTCACCACCAACGGATGGTCTGCCGGGTACATCTTCAGCATTTCTTCCAGCTTTTTTTCTGCGACAGGACGCACCTCTTCGATTCTCCGTAGTGCGTCCTTCAGCGCTGCCAAATAAACTTCCAGGTTTTCACCCTCAATACCACTCAAAAGCTCTTCGGTTCCATCGTGTGTCATGTTATTATCTCCATCTTGGATATTTTTACACAAAATAAACTACCCACCACTCCCCCCAACGGCCGTTTTCACATCTGCCCGGTCCAGGATGGCCGTAGCGGCTTCGCGTCGGACACTGGGGTCAGAGTGGGCCAATAGGCACACCAGTGTATGGACCGCTGCGGGTGCCGCAATTTCGAACCTTTCATTATTCTGACGAATGCGATCACTGACTTTATTGTAAAGCCCGACGCACTGATCGACCGCGAAGCCGTGCTCAGCCATCAGAATCTGGGCCACGGTCAGCATTATCTGACCAGCTAAATCTCCCGGCGCAGGCGCACCCAACCTCACCACAGACATATTCTCGCTCCTTATCTCAATATTACTCACGGCCATCCTCCTCGACTGTCGTCTCCTCAACGGCCGTTTCTGTACCCTGAACCAACTTGGGATATGGTTCGAGGTAACCCATATCCCCCTCGTGTTTGGGAACCAAGGCTACGGCCGTGACTGCGAGAATTTTTGTTACAACCTGCGGCCCATCGGGGCTGAGCTGGTCTGACTCCACAACCATACTGAGCGCCGGTCGGAGGTTGGCGGCGACGGCTTCATCAAGTGGCGTTTCAAAATATATGACCAACTGGCCATCCACAAGCCGAACCTGGCCAATGGCATCCTCCAGGCGATACCCAGGCCACAAGGGAGTCAGGTTATAGCTAACAAGCGTGCCAGGCAGCATTTGCCGCACCAGTTCCTTTGCCTCATCGGATAATGTGTACCCGTTGAAGGACTCGCCCATCAACATGCCGTCATGCAGAACATAAGCGCCATATGCCTTACTCATCTCCATCCTCCTCAACGGCCGTTTTTCTGGCCACTTCTCAAGTTTTCCAACATGTGGTCAAGATCGCTGGATAAATCCCATAGCGGTTCCAGGATCGGGTACGTTGTAACATCTGCGCTCATCAGGCCGGTTTTTGGGATGTGCACGGCAAAATCGTCAGGCAGCTTAGATTCGATAGTAAACAGTGCTCGATCTAGCCAGTGCATGATGTCATCAAGAACGGCAATCAGAACCTCACTGTTGCCCGCGCTGGCTTGAATCAACCGGGAGAGGGGAATAGCCACCAGGGTTTCGTTGATAGAATCCATTATGCATCCCCCTCGACGGCCGTTAATGCCTCAGGCGCGGCCGTTCCCTCTTCCGCCCACGCCGCCTGGCCACCACGCAGCACGGCATTGTTCTGGCGGATGTGTTTGACCACCTTTTCGCCAAACTCGACACACTGATCTTGGGTAAAGCCATAGTCACCTATCAGGACCTGGGCCGCAGCCGTCATTATCTGGCTGGCCGAATCCTGGCGCACCTGCATCTCAAATGCCGCCTCGCGCAGCGCCTGGCGCTGTCTGCCGCTTACCTTGGTTTTGATTTTCTTTCTCATGTCCTTCCCTTTAACCTAAATCGTTAATGGCGCCGTGGTCGGTGCGACGGCCGCCCAGAATGCTGTCATCCAGGATGGCCCACACGGACGGCTCTGGTTGATAAATTGGAACGCCTCCGGCGCTGATCTTCTCCATCAGCTGCCTAACCCCTTCCCTTGAGCGATACCCTGCTATTTCCATAACGCGCTCCACGGTAATACGTTTGTCTCGGCTGGTGAGCATGACAAAAACCACCTTGGCCGAGCGCCCCTGCGGGCTCATATCCTCGTAGATTAAGCTCATTGTTGTTGTGACTAGATACCGCTCGTCTGCCTCCTAAGTAAGTCCCAACTGGTCGGTCGTAACGACACGGCCGGTTCCGACTTCTAATTTTTTCTCAATCTCGGTAAAAATGTGCGGCGGAGCTGCGCACAGAACAAACCCATCACCATCGTCTGGCGAACGGCCGTATTCCTTCTTGAACTCGTCCTTATCCACCAGGCGCTTGATGGTCTTACCCGATCGGTTAACCCACTTCCACTTGCGGGCCGTCAGGTCAACCTCCAGTTCGTTAGGCGGGTCTACAACCTGGATACCCTTGATGGTCTCCCCGGCCTCGGCGTACATTTCCGTGACGATGAGATCGTAGGCATTGGGGTCATGAGCAGCAGAGCCGAAGTGAACTTCAATCACCTTGAACTCATCAAACGCTTCCTCCAGCTCAATGTCCATTTTCAACAGGTCGATAGTGCCCCCACCAAAGCCGCCTGTGCCGTCCACGCGGATGTGCAGCTTTGTGACGCCCAGCCTGGCCAGGCGCAGGGCAGCTTTGCGCGTTTCCTGGTAGTAGACATTGTTGTCTAACTGGAAAAACTGAGCCTGCCGCCAGATGCGGCCCGCATGGCGAATGTAGAGCGTGCCAAAGTCGCTGCCGCGCCGGGCGGCATCAATTCCCATGTAAGCCGTTGTCAGGTCGTGCTCGACCGGATTTACCTTACGTGCAACGGCCGATTCGTAGCGGCCAGATGGGATGAATGTATCATCACTGGTTTCCTTGGGGGCAATCCCCATGACACGGAAGAGGTATTCATTGTTTGGGCGATAAATGACGCCCGGTTCCCACGGCAGCTCGAAAGTAAACCAGTCGGGGTTGTGCTCTGGTACAACGCGGCAGTGTTTTTCTACCATGGTCAGCACATAATCGCGGCGGACCGCGCCGGGCACAACCTCACGGCCGTGGAGCACGTTGGGGTGATGGTGGCAGCTCATGCGGAAATTAACCACATCCGACTGCCCGCGCTGCCGGTGAAACTTGCTGGTCCGGGTGCGCGGGTTGGCCGTCATGATCACGATGGCAATACCACCAGAGGCCATAGAGTCCACCGCGTCCCACACAAAGTCGGCGACGCCCTCGGCTTCATCCAGGATGAACATCAGGTATTTTTCATGCTGCCCCTGGGCACGTTCGGTACCGGCGTTGTTGGCATTGTTGGTAGCCTTACCCTTGGCGAAGTGATTGGGCTTGTATTTCAGCTCTGGCTTTTCTAGGACGGTGCCGGGCAGGTCGATGTTGCGGCGACGGTCGGTGCGGATCTCCTTCCACAGCAGATCGTTGATCTGCTCGTAGGTTGGAGCGAAGGTGTACTCAATGCAGCCATCGGTCTCTTCTTCTGCAACGCAGTCGAAGAAGTGAGAAAACAGGCCAGATAAAATCTTGGTCTTGCCCGTGGTGTGACCCGCCTCGATGCGCAGCCGATTTTGAACCGTCTGTCCCGGCTGCCAGTGCTGCAAATCGGCCGTAGCTACGTGGCCTTTCTCCCACTTGTCCTTTTCGTGCAGCTGCAGCAGAGCCAGGCGATACGCTTCAATAATCTGCACCTGTCCGGGATGTTCGGCCGTGCCGCTCCACGGCGTCCAGCCCAGGCGCTCCACAATGTAGGTGTATGGGTCGTACTTGTAGCCAGACAGGGTGGGATAGGTGTACTGAACGGCCGTTTCCGTCTGGCGGCGGCGGCGCTCCTTGGCTGCAGCCAGGCGCACGTCGGCAAGGGTGGTAATCTGGCGGGTAGTGGTAGGCATCATCATTTCAACAATGCCTCAATCACATCCTGGGGCGATCGAGCGTTTTGCAGCGCCTCAATCTGCACCAGGGTCAGGGCGGTCATGTCGATGTTATTCAAAATGAGGTTCATCAACTGGCCTTCTTTGGACGCCGTTTCCACGCCTGCCCGATCCAGGATGGCCGTAGCAGCCCGGTATTGGACGTTTGGGTCGGGGTTGGCCATCAGGGCCACTAACTTGCCGGCCGCCGTAGGCGCAGCCAGCTGCAGGCGCTCAGTGGCCAGTTGCAGCGACCTCACATATCTACTGTCCTGCCACTCCTTGGCCAGTGTGCTCAGCGCTCCCAGGCAATCGGCAAAAGCCGGGTCTAGCTTCCATTTCGTGTGATAGGTTTTGACGTTGCAGGTGTCAGGGCGGCCAAACACGGCCGTTTCCGACTCGCCAGCCAGACGCGCATCCACAATGGCCAGGATGGTGCGGATCATCTTCTCCACATGTGGGTGGTTGTTGTGCGCCTGGCGCAGATCGTCGAGCGCCGATCTCGCCGCTGCCTCTTTTAGCCAGCCGTCGTCCTTCTTCTCTGGCTGGGCGGGCTCCTGCCCAATAGCAGGCAAGGGTGCTACCTCTTGGGTAGCGGTCGGCAGCGTGGCCATAAAATCCGCAACCTTTGGATTCACCGCCACCTACCCAGCAGCCAGCCGGCCGTACCCAGTAATATTCGGTCAACGGTGAAATGGTATTCAGGTCCGCGGTCTACGCCTTCCTGCCAGACGATGTACCCATCTTCTACCCCATGGCCACAGCAGGCAGAGATTGCGCCAGGGATGTAGCCCAAACAGGCATCATGTCCAGCAGGGGTTGGTGGGCGATGGCAGAGGAAACACGGCCGTTCCTCGGCGGGATCGGCTGAGCGATAGCGCCACACCTCCACCACATCGTCATAGTAGACCTCGTGGCCACGGGAGTGCGCTCTAGCTGTCACGGGCGTCCCCCATTCCATCTCGGAAACGCTCAACGGCAATTAGGTTTTCCTCATGCTGCGCCTCAAGGCGCTTAAGCTCAACATCTTTGGGGAGAGCGGTTGTCGGGTAAGGTTGCCCCGTTTCGGTTCGCACAAATGTAAAGGGAGAGGCCACACCGTTGCTGAAATAGGCAGCAGCCTCCAGCGCCAACTGCAAGGTGACAATAGGGCTCATGGGTTGGCCGGACTTTTGCTCAGCGTGGCGCAATCTAACCCACACGGCGACCAGGGCATATCTGTCACCGCAGCCAACGGCCTCGTACCCATCTTGAGACCGAAGGACGGAAAATTCATCAATCACCTTGTATAGTTTGCCCCTGTAGCCCACCAGGAACACCCCGCCAGTCTCCTGGCTTTCTTTTACGGCCGTAAATCCACCCTTCTTCATACACTCGCGTAATGCCGGCACAAACCGGGTGACCATGTAGGCCATGTCGTCATCACAATCGTTTTCGGGTGGGGTGAACTCATATTGCAGCAGCTGGCCCATGCGGAAACTGGTGGTATATCCCATCACAAACTCGCCCAACTTGAACACCTTGGGGGCGGCCTGAATGC